CTTCAGCAGGATGGCTTGATCATTCCGAGATCAATCGGAGATTCTGACCCAACGATGGGTTCGGGATCACGATGCCCGAGACTGCGCTGGCGTATTGGTCACGCAGGTTCTTCTGCGGCGTAGCCGTGAACAGGACGGAGGTCTCGGGGATCATCAGGCTCTTCGTGTCGCAGTACGGGATCCACGGCGCAAGACCGATCTCGCCCTGCCCCATCGGGAGCATGATGATGGGGTTCTTGATCTCGTAGGACCTGATGTTGCGGTTGTTGTACACGATGTGGGTGATGTCGCACTCGGCGATGATTTCCTCACCCGAGGTGAGGCGGAAGAGACTGATGTTCATGCTGTAGTTCGGTCAGGTGATTCCACCTGCGCTCCAATAGGGTGTCTTCTGTCGTTCCTTGGCTATCTGCTTCCTAGAGGGGGAGAGGTTCCTCGCATCCCTGTAGGACGGCTTCTTGGCTGTCTCGGGCTTGCCTGTGCGGAGGTCGAGGGTGGCGGTCACATGACCCCCGCCCCCACGGGCGACTGCCGTTGACCACTCCCGCACGAACTCGCCGAATGTCTGCATGGGTGTATTTAGACCTGCACGGACTCGGCGTAGATCTCCCTGATCAGGGTCTTCAGTCGGACGGGGTCCATCACTCCCTGCATGCCGTCGATCTCGTCGCATATGAGGGTGAGGGTGTCCTTGCTCATGTCAACCGCCGACTTCTCGACCTCCTCCTGCTTCCTGTCGGTTTGGTCCACGACCGTCACCGAGTGGACAGGTGCCTCGTTGAGCCTGTCGAGGAGGTTGTCGAACATGATCGGTCGCTTCTTGGCGTTCACGACCATGCGGACGAAGGTGTTGGCGTATGGCTTGCAGTTGAAGATACCGTAGTCGTTCTGCGAGTCATCGTATTCGATCTGATAGAACATCGACTTCGGGTTCTCCACGAATTCCATGACCTGCGTGTCAGGGTCGAACACATGGAATCCCTTGCGCTCTCCGAGGTCGCCGAATGTCATCTGATACTGCGTACCGAGGTAGTGGATGTTGCCCTTGCTGTGGCGGCAATGGAAGTGACCGCTGTAGACCGCTTGGAATCGGGCGAGTGCCCTCGGGTCCATGCCCTCATGGCACTCGACACCACGGAGGACCTCGTAGCCGCTGATCTCAAAGTGCCCCATGAGGATCCCCACGGGAGCGTTCTGTATGAAATTCAGGCAGGACTCTGCGTTGTCCTTGGTGACCCATGGGATGATGCCCACGGGAAGGGTGTCGAGATACAGCATCGTCGGGCTCTCATGGATGACGATGTTGGGGTACAGGTTGAACAGTTCCACCACGGAGTTGAGTCGGTTGGTGTTCTTGTAGAACACATCATGGTTGCCGAGGGTGATGTCCATCTGAACATCCATGTCCCGCAGCCTGTCGAGGAACCGTGACCGCACCTGACCCAAGGTGTAGAAGTTCACGAACTTCCGCTTGTCGAGGAAGTCGCCGAGGTGGACGATCTGCCTGATCCCATGCCGTTCGATGTACGGGAAGAACACATCCTCAAAGAAGCCGAGGGCGTGATCTAGGAAGATGGGACTGTCGTTCCGAGCCCCGAAGTGGGTGTCGTTGATGACTGCGATCATTTGTCTTCCATGACATCGTCCAAGCGGGGCTTGCTCTTCTGCCTTCTCTGCCTACGGCTCTTCTTCGGCTTGAGAGCCTCGGCGTTAGTCTCAGGAGGAAGGAAGTCGCTGAAGGGATTGGTATCGCCCTCGGCATAGTCCTTTGCCTTCTCCTCCATCCAATTACGGAACCTTCCCGTGGGATCGTTCTGCTCAAAGACCCGCATCTTCACATACATCTGCTTCTTCTCCCGTTGGATGCGACGGAGGAAGGCGTAGTAGATGATCTGCGTGAAGAAGGCGAAGGGGTTGCTGCTCTTCTTGGGATCGAAGTTGGCTGCGTACATGACGCAGTTCTCGACGGAATCGCAGATCATCTCCTCCCGATAGGTGTAGTTGGCGAAGTTGGGCTTCTTCGCTAGGTTGTTGGCGATGTCGAGGAAACATTGCCCGATGTAGTCGTTGACTCCAGGCGGCTTATCCCCTCGCTTCTTCGCCTTGAGAGCGACCTTGCGGTAGGCAGACAGTTCTTTGAGGAACCGTCCGTTGTCTATGTAATGGTTCTGAGCCTTCTTCGGCTTGTCGCTCATCCTTGAGTACTCCACCTAGCGTGAAGTAGTTATCGCCTCGGGATGAGCAAACCATAAGGTGATAAAAGAGAAAAAGAAGGATACGGTTTGCACCCTTCGTTTGCTATCTTTTCCCCTACTAGTTTTACTAGGTACCTAGTCTCTGGTAACTGTTTTACCATCTTGGTAAGTGTTTCTTGAGACTCTTCTCCAGATGTAACTCTTCAGTCTCAAGACCAAGACATCATTGAACTCATTCAACCAAGTTCTTCTTGTTCTCTTCCAGAGGGTTCTAAAGGAGTATCAACTGAGACTCAATGAGATTTAGGCGATTCCAAAAATTTTGATTCAAAAAATCACAACTTTGGATCACCACCCCAACCTGGGAACTCGTCATATCCGTTCCTTCCCTCACCATCGTCAGGCATCTCGTCCTTGGGTTCCATGGTGTCCGTGTCTTCATCAGGATCGATGCTGTCCTTCAGGGCATCCACGGTTCCCGAACCCGAACCCATGTCATCGATGATGTCCGAGTTGATTCGGGCTTGGGTGTAGTCGGACACGATCCCTCGGATGGGTCGAACGACGCACATGACGATGTCCTTCCTCACGACGATGTAGTCCTCGGCTGCAAAGTCGATCCAATTCTTGAGCATCACATTGACCTCCTGCACAGGCATCGAATCCGATTGCTGTTGCACGGTTACCAATGCCATGACCATGGGCTTCTCAAGGATGTAGGAGTTCTTGCCGCTCTTCCCGATACCTGCGATCAGGGTCTCCCCTGTCATCAGCCGCACCATCCTGATTGGGTAGATTTGGGTCATATGGTTCCCTCGGGTCTCTTGATCCTCATGTCCAACGGCATCTTCACCAACTTGTACATGAACTGTTCCGACTCGTAGATCTTGAGACGCTTGAGGAAGTGCCTGAGGCTGTAGTTGAGGACCTCACCCTTGTGGAGATCGTCGGCGATGTCGTACAACTTGGCGATGTGCTTGCCTTGGCTCTTGCGCAACTGCCGACCGATGCTCTGTAGGACACGGATCCTCGACTTGCTTGGGGATGCGAAGATCACATTCCTGAGGCTGCGGATGTTGATGCCCGTGGAAAAGGTTCCATACGAAGCCACGATGATTGCGTTCTCTTCCTTTTCAACGATGCCTCTGATCCCCTCACGCTCCTCAAGTTCGGTCTCACCCGCCACGAAGTAGACATTCCTTCCCGAGGCACAACGCTTGATGTTCTCGTACAGGGGCTTCCCGTGCTTCTCCACGAAGTTGAAGAGGACGAGCGTGTTGCCTTTCGTTGCTGCGGCGAGGTGGGAGATGAAGTCATTTCTCTTCTCGCACCCGACGAGCCATTCGATCTCATGTTGGTAGTCGAGACCACAGACGCTGCCACGGATCTCCTCGGGATACCGCAGCATGATGCACTCAATCCTCAGGCTAGTGAGGAGGTTACGGTCCATCAGTTCCTTGGTGGTCACCACCCTGTGTACGGGACCGAACAGACCTTCGATGGCGAGTTTGTGGATCTTTGAGCCGTCAAGGGTTCCCGTGAGGGCGATGCGGTACGGGCACTCCGTCAGTTTCGACATGATGGAGGTCAGGCTCTGTGCCTTGAACAGGTGCGCCTCGTCCCCGATCACCACTTCAAAGTTGTCGAACCATGATCGGGGCAACTTGTAGATCGACTGCCATGTCGAGATCACGATTTGCTTGTCGGTCAGTTTCGCCTCGCCGCCCACGATGCGGTGGCAGTTTGCGTCGGCATCCCACTTCACCTCGGAGGAGTAGTCCTTGAAATCGGCGTACATCTGTGCGACGAGCGAGATCGTCGGAACCACGATGAGGATCTTCTTGGAGGGAGGGATAGCCTGTTGGTAGTACCTGCACAGGCTATAGATGATGAGGCTCTTCCCCGATGCGGTCGGGGACAGCAGGACGCAGCGGGATTGGTTCATCGCATGGCAGATAGCCTCGACCTGATGGTCGTGGGGGGAAAGCACCTGACCGCCCGAGGTGGGCTTCAGAGCCTCGACCATCCTCTTGACCTTGTCGCAGTCGTACTTGATCTCGGGTTGCGCCACCGCTGAATCGACCCGCATCTCATACCCACGGTCTTTGCAGAATGTGGCGAGGTAGTCCATCAGCCCCGCAGGTAGGAGACCTGAGTGAGCGTTGAACAGGCGAATCTTGCCGTCCCATACCCTGCGCTTGAAGGCGGGTGAGAACTTCGCACCAGGTACATCGAAGGTGAAGAAGTCCTGTAACTCGTATGCGACAGAATTCTCCGTCAGGATGCGGAGGTGCGCCGAGTTCATACTGCGGACTTCAATCGACGGCATATCGGACATCGGTACTTATGAGACCCCGCTCATAAACTTTCGCCACTCAATGGCGTTGCGGATGACCCATTGTCGGTTATTGATCCCCTTGATGACGCTGTCCAAGTACTCCACCTTCGCCTTCTGCAAGTCGATCTTGGAGCCGAGCCTGATCAAGTCGGGGTCAGCCTCCATGTAGAGTTCTAGGTCCTGCCTCAAGATGCGGGTCGCAAACGGCTCCCAACCAAGCGACTTGAGTTGATCCTCGTCGGCTTTGCCGCTGTACCACTCCCACTTCTGTTTCTTGAGGACGGAGTAGTCCGAGTTCAACTTTCGGAGGACAAGGCTCTCGTCGTGGAAGATGTTGAGGAACTTCCCGTGCAGCATGGGGATGCGGATCGACTCGTCGCCGAGTTCCGTTCCGTCGATCTTGAGATCGCTCTCAACCAACTGCTTGATTGTTTCCATGTTCATTGGGGTAGATTACCTTATCCTTTGCGACACCGTCAATAG